CGGCGGCTACCGCCAAAAACGGCGCGACGATCTCGAGCTATTCCGTCGTGGCGGGCTCGGCGACAGCCTCGAACACCTCGACGGTAATACCCGTAGGCGCGATCGCAACCGCGGGCACCGTGCCCGTGATCGTTACGGCGATCGACAGCAGAGGCTACACGACCTCCTCAACGGTCAATATTACGGTGCTTGAGTATGAGGGTATAAATATCTCCGATTACTCAATGCGCCGTGTAAACGAGGTCGAGGACGCTACCCAGGCACATATCAGCGGCGACATAACGCCCGTTGTGATCGGCGGCGCAAATAAAAACAGCCTGGTAAACCTCCGCTACCGCTACAAGAAAACAAGCGACGACGCTTACGGCTCGTACCATAGCTTGCTCGACGCAACGGTGGCGGACGACGATAGCTTTTCCTTTGACTCCGACGAGTGGTTAAGCCTGGACGCTGATTACTCGTATTATGTGCAGTTTATTGTAAACGACAAGCTCACATCGGACACCGTTACGATCACGGTACCGCAAGGAACGCCGTTACTCTCTTTCCGACGAAAGAAAGTAGGCGTAAACAAGCGGGAGCCAGCGGCGGCGCTCGATGTGGCGGGCTCGGTTATGATGAACGGTTTTAATGTTCTCGGACTTGTGGCGGCGCTCACGGGCGAGGAGGACTTAAACAACATTGTAGACGGCGGCATATACACCCAGGCGGCAAACGCAAACGCGAGCACGGGTAAGCACTACCCGAAAGCGATTGCGGGTTTTTTGGAGGTTATGGCTAACCCGAGCGGCTACATTTTGCAGAGGTATACCGCTTATGACAATTCGGCGGTATATGTCCGAACTCGATATAACGGTAATTGGTACGCTTGGAAAAGCGTTGCCCTTACCACAGTATAAGGAGGCTACTTTATGAAAGTAACAAAGGCGATCGCTCTTGACTTTGGACGCGACACGACACCCGTTACGGTGTTTGCCAAACAGCGCGACAAACAGAGCCGTTTTATCGAAATCACCCCGCTTAACAGCGGACAGAGCTACGAGCTCCCCGCGGGCGTTACCGCCCGCTTGCACCTCACAAAGCCCGATAAGCATACGGTATTGAACGACGCGGAGATCGCGGGCGGGAAAATTACCGTAGAGCTTAAAGAGCAAGCCCTCGCCGCGGCGGGTACCGCCGTTGCAGAGATCGGGTTGTATATGGGAGAGGCTCTCTTGAGCTCTCAAATCTTTTATATCAACATCGAGCGGGCGGCATACGACCCCGCGGCACCCGAAAGCTCCGACGAGTATAACGCCCTGGTGGACGCTTTCGGAAAGGTTGACGGAGCGGTAAGCGCCGCCAATTCAGCCGCGGCAAGCGCGGGTACAGCTACCCAAAAGGCGAATACCGCCGCTACAAATGCAAACAACGCTACGACGGCGGCAAATGCCGCGACAGCCAACGCAAACACCGCCGCACAAAAGGCGGGTAATGTCAATATCCAGGCGGTACAGACAGCGACGGGCGCAACCGTAACCGTTACCGACCAGGACGGCGTAGAAACCGCCGTACACATTGACACCCTTACGGCGGTCAACGGGTGGAACGACATTAAAAATGCCGTCCGCCTGGGACTTGGCGCAAAGCTGTTTCCCGTGGGCTACGAGTTTACTACGGAGGACTCCGTTACGGGAGCGGTCATTACCTGGGTGGTGCGCGGTCATAACCACCACACCGCCGCAAACGGCGACCCCGAGCACAGCATGACCCTTGAAATGAAATATGTCTACGGCACCTCGAGCGGAACATATAAGAGCTTTGTTTTCGACGCAACCGAGGCTCTTTACTATGCCGCCGAGGGACTCCCCGCGGGCACCTATCATTTCAGCCTATTAGCGGGCTATGACGCAACATACGGCGGCGGCAAGACATTTTCATTTACCATTACGCAACCCGTACCCGCGGGCGGCGTAATTATGTTCCCCTGGGGCTACCAAAAGCAAGCTATCGAAACAAAGATTAGCACCTATGCAAGCAATACCGCAACCGCGGCAATAGAAAGCGTGGCGGTCGTGGAGGCGGCAGACGGTACCAATCTCGGCACCGCAGACGGTAACACCGAAAATATGAACCACTCCCACCGCATACGCTACGGCTCAAACAACTACGCGCAAAGCGCAGTCCGTCAATGGCTGAACAGCGACGCAGAGGCGGGCTCCGTGTGGGCTCCGACAAATATTTTCGATCGCCCGCCCTCCTGGGCGGCAAGTACGAGCGGCTTTATGCGCGGCTTGCCCGCTGACTTTTTGGAGGCGGTGCAGATCGCGGAAATCCCGTGCCGCACAAACTCCATTTTTGAGGTTAATAGCCTCGACGGTACCGAGTTTGCCGTAAACCAGGTGTACAGCTTGAAAGATAAATTTTTCTTGCTATCTCGTCCCGAGATTTACGGATCCTGGGACAGCTCGACCTATAAGGACGGCGAGTTGTTGGAATATTACAACGGCTTGACCGATACCGAGCGTATCAAACGCGACGAGGCGGGCTCGGCGCGTTACGCGTGGCTCCGCTCCCCTTACCCTGGGTACGCCAGCATCGAGCGCTATGTGAACACGAGCGGTGCTTTGAGCAGCAGCGGCGCGAGCGTCGCTGACGGGGTCGCCGCCGCTTGTATAATCGCATAATCTAAAATCCGCCTCGGTAGAGGCGGTTATTTCGGAGGTCTATTATGAGCGTTAGAAAAGGAGATCGAGGCGAGGGCAAATTGCAAGTCCTCAACAAAGCCCGCGAGCTCAAGAAATACTCTCTCACGATCGTAAAATCGGAGAAAAACTTTCCAAAGAGCACCCGTTGGCTTTACGCCTCGCCGATCGTAAACGAGGTGCGCGAGGCGTGTATATGTATTCGGCACGCAAACTCGGTATATGTAACGACCGAGGACGAATACAACTACCGCCGTATGGAGCAAGTCAAAGCCCACGCACACCTCGACGCTCTTTTAGACCTTATCGACGACGCTTACGACGCGGGTTATATCTCGGGTAAACAAGTAGATCATTGGACGGGGCTAATCCTCAATACAGACGATCTGTTAAAAGCCTGGATAAAGTCCGATAAGGAAAAGCACAAGGTTAATTTGTAGGGCGGTTGCTATTTTTTGGGGCTCGGCGCGTAACGCGTGGCTCCGCTCCCCTAACCCTGGGAACGCCAACAACGAGCGCAATGTGAACACGAGCGGTGCTTTGAACAACAACAACGCGAACAACGCTAACGGGGTCGCCGCCGATTGTGAGAATTGTCCGTTTCAAGTAGTCGAAAGACCAAAGCAGTACACCTCACACAAGGAGCGACCGTCCTACCTCCATAAAGGAGGGAATATTACGGGCGACAAAGGAGCCTTACGGGGTTGTCCTTTTATATGCGTCCGTCATTTTATTATGTCATACGAGCAAGTAATCTCATTCGATAGCCTTTACAAAGGCTTAAAACAGAGTTGCCGTAATATCCGTTGGAAAGACAGTACCGTAGGTTATGAGGGTAACGCCATTAAAAATACCTACCGCTTGCGGCAAAGCCTCTTAAACGGCAAATACAAAATAGACAGATACCAACACTTTACTATTTTTGAGCCGAAACGCCGCGAGATCGTGGCGACGAGGTTAAAAGACCGCCAATTTCAGCGGGCACTATGCGACAACGGATTTTATGAGCAGATAACCAAATCCTTTATAACCGATAATTGCGCTTGCCTACGCGGGCGCGGAGTCGATTATACACTTAACCGTATGACGGCGCACTTACGCCGCTATTATAACGAGCACGGGTGCGACGGGTGGGTGCTAAAGTGCGATATACACCATTATTTCCAAAGCATACGACACGATGTAGCAAAGGCGGCGATCTGTAAGAGGGTCAAGGATCCTATGATTGCCGCCCGTGGTTGTGAAATAGTGGACTCTTTCGGGGAGATCGGAATAGGGCTCGGCTCCCAGGTATCGCAACTCGTAGCGCTCGCCGTACTTGACGACCTCGACCACTATATCAAAGAACGCCTCCGCGTTAAGCATTACATACGATATATGGACGATTTTATTTTAGTACACCACGACAAGGCGTTTTTGCAACAATGCCGCGTAGAGATCGAAAAGCAGTTAAACGCTCTTGGCTTACAGCTCAACGGCAAAACCGCCCTATATCCTTTGCGCCAGGGCGTAAAGATGTTGCAATGGCGTTTTATTGTAACCGACTCGGGCGCGATCATTCGCAAAATGGCGAAAAAGAAACAAGGCAAACAACGCCGCAAGCTCAAAAAGCTATACGCCAAAGAGCGGAGCGGAGAGTATGCGGCGGGCACCGCTTACGAGTCGCTTGTTTCCTGGCTCGCAAACGCCGCCCGCGGAGATACCTACCACGAGCGGCGGAAAATGATTACATTCTATAAAGAATTGGAGGACACGCGCAATGCAGAAAGACATATACAAACGCCTTGCAAAGATCGAGGCAATGACTAACGCACAAAAGGCGGAGTTAGAGGAAAGCCTGGTAGCGGCATATACGGCGGCTTGTGCCGATCGTAACGAGGAGGAGGCGGCGGCTTGTGCCCGCAAAATCCGAAATAAGCTCCTCGAAAAGTCCGATAACCAAATGACCCTCGACCGCCTGGGGCTCGACCTATCCTCGGCGACAAAGTTTATCGCCGCATTAGCGAAAATCTTTACGGGAGCCTGGGCGAAATACCGCCAGGCTTTGCGAGATTTGCCCGAGCAAGCGGGTTTTCCGTTTGAGATCGAATTTCCCGTAGCACCCGACAGCGAGGAGGGCTCCGAGAATGAGCCCGTTTGAGGCGATCGAGAGGCTTTGCGCCGTTACTCGTCTGCAAGCTGACATTATACGAGAGCAAGCCGAGGTTATCGAGCAAGCTAAAATAGCGTACAGCACCGACGAGAAATTAAGGGAAATGCGCGCAAACGCCGCGGCGGAGCTTGACACGATCGGCAAAGAATACGGTTAAGGAGCTTTTGACTATGTACTACGAAACCTTTATAAAATGGCTTATTCCGTTTTTGTGCGGCGGCGCTATTTCGGCTCTCGGAGTCGTTATTGGGCGTATTAAGATCGGCAAAAAGAAACAAGACGCTTTAGGAGAGGGCTTGCAATGCCTCCTCCGCGCCGAAATTATCAGCCAATACGAGAAATGGTACGAGCGGCGCTATTGCCCGATTTACGCAAAAGAGGCGTTGAGGCGGGCTTACAATAGCTATCACACATTAGGCGGCAACGATGTAGCGACGGGGCTATACGAGGAAACAATGGAGCTACCCGAACACCCGCCAATGCAAAAATAGAGAAAGGAGGAGCGAACAATGCAGAGAAAGGCTATCCCTACCGAAACGATCATTAGAGCGATCGTGCTTTTTATCACCCTGGTTAATACCTTTTTGGTGATGATCGGTAAAAACCCCTTGCCCTTTGCCGAGGACGAGCTGTACGCCTGGCTTTCCGCCGCCGCGTCTGCCGCGGCTACGATTTGGGCTTGGTGGAAAAACAACAGCTTTACCTCCGCCGCGATCGCCGCGGACGAGTATATGGCAGAGCTGAAAGCCCAGGGCACCAACACCAACGCAGAAACGGAGGAGTAATTTATGGAACTCAAGC